AACCTAATTTGCAGCGTTGTATCGGGGTGGATATCCGCTATGTTCTTTACATGATTGAAAAATATGGGAAAGCTTCCTGTTTAATCGATGAACTGAAATTGAAAGACTAAAGGAAAAGTATGAAATGACAGGGAGCTGAGTATGTCAAAGTTCCGATAGATAGCTTATCATATAATGTAAGCAGTCAAAAAATGGCTATTGATTGAAATGGGTACCTTCGCTGCCAACCAAATTTATAGAATTATGTATAGCAGTGAAGATCTTGAAAGGTTTTACTTTCAGTACCAGACGGAGGCGTTACCCCGTGGAGAATCTCTCCAATCGTTTTGTGTCAAGAACAAAGTCCCTTATAACATTTTCCAGAAATGGTTTAAGGATACCCGCAAAAAAGTAGTTGAGGTTCAGGTTGACGGTGCTCCTGAGATTACCCATGAAGAAAAGACTAAAATTGGTGACCGGTCTAAACCTGTATCAAGAAGCGGTAATGACAATCCCGTCCGCATATGGATAGACATCCGTATCAGTAATGGATTGCACTTGTCCCAAAAGAATTTAAGCTATCAGGACTTAGTCTGGATGATAGAGAAGCTGGAGGGTCTATGCTGAGTGTTACCGGTCTGAATCATTTTTATTATGTGCGTGACTTTACCGACATGCGTTGCAAGCACAGCCGTGTGTTGTCCATCATCCGTGAACGGCTTCACCGGGAACCCTGTGACGGGGATGTCTTCATTGTCATGTCGCGAAACCGAAGGATAGTCCGTATGTTTTCATTTGACAATCATTCATACAGCCTGTTCGAAAAGAAGTTTGTCGCGGGCTACCAGTTCATGAAAGTGGAGCGGAACGGGGCGGATACCGTTTATCGGATTGACTGGAAAGATGTGGTCCTGATACTGGAAAACCCTATAGTTAAAACATTAAAAATCAGATAATTAATATGTCTGTTTGCTTGCGGTTTTGCGATTATTTTAGTACCTTTATATCTGTAAATCAAAGGTTTAAACATGATCGAACTGCAACATATAATAGACTCAAAAAGGGAATTGTTGAGTAGGGAAACCTACTCACGGAACCCTATAAATTATAGTGAAGGTATGGCAGACGATCAAAAAGACCGGTACATACAATACCTTGCTGAGCAGAATCAGGACCTCAGGTTGACAAATGACGCCATGAAGCTTGTCTTGGAGGATTTCATGGTTCAGATGAAGGAACTGAAGGATCAGGTGTCCTCCATGCAATCGAAACAGTCCGATTTGGAAAACCGGTTATCAGAAGAGCGCAAGCTTCGCCAATCGGCTGAACGGAAGGCAAAGGCTTTTCAGGAAAGACTTGATTTTGCCAATCAGGAACGTTTTGGAGACAGGCGTCAAAGGATACACTCCAAGGCAGAAAAGAGTGCTTCTGACCGGCAAAAGGAGAAAGATGATTATGACGGTACGGACGATACACTCCGTACGGATTCTGTAGACAAGAACGAATCCCGGAATGAGCCGGCCCTTCCCAAAAAGGAACGTGACCTGGGCAATCGTCCCGACGGGTATAAAACGATGGGAGTGTCCGGAGAAGTGGTAGAGCATCCGTCAGATCTGACAAAGGTTCCCGGACGTATCATTGAAAGAAGGATGGTACGTGTATTCAGTTTCCGTACCTTCCTTACGGAAGAATGTTTTGAGATGGTCCATTATGCAGAGCCTGGCAAAAAGCCGAAGTGGGGTTATTTTCCCTCTGAAGGCCATCCGGAGGTGGTAACTAAGTTTGAGGGGACTAAAGCCACTCCTGAATTTCTGCAGGCCATCGCCTATGAAGTTTATGTAAAGAATGTGACCTTCGGCCTTCTTCACCAATGGCTGACGGATATGGGAATGACCATTTCTAAAAACACCTTACGCAACTGGCTTAAGAAAGGCAAGAAATACCTTGATGAGTTGGTTCGTGTATTGAAGTCCGTTGCCTTGGAAAAGGACTCGGTTGTGAACTGCGATGAGACCTGGTGCAAGGTTCGCAAATATGACCGTTATAAGAAGTGTTATATCTGGGTATTGGTCAACAAGGCTCAGAAAACAGCCATTTTCTTCTATGAGAATGGCTCTCGTGGTCGTGAGGTACTTACCGACTTCTTGGGTGATGCGGAATTGAAGAGTATCATGTCCGACGGCTACAATGCTTATGTATTTATCGGCGATGAGTTGAAATCAGCTCGGTTTAAGGATACTATACATCAGGTCTGTATGTCTCATATGAACAATAAGTTCGTTAAAGCCGCTAATCAAGGAGGCGAAGCGGTAGCCGAACGTTTTTCAAAGCTTTTAAAGTGGTTCTTTTCTAAAGAACATATTTATGATGAAGCCGGTCTTACTCCGGAAGAGAGGCTACGGGAAAGGCAAAGTTTGGAAACGAAAGAACACCTGATAGAATTGCGCAGCCTGTTAGAGAGTGAACTGTCGAAGAATTCAGAATTTAGAAGTCAGTATTATACAGAAGCACTTAATTACTTGAAGAAGTTTTGGAAGGAACTATTTGCTTTTCTAGGCGATGGAGATCTTCCGATAGACAACAATCTGGCAGAGCGAACCATTCGAAAGCTGACTACTCAACGCAACAATTCACTTCATTATGGCAGTGATGCGGGTGCTGAGATGGCTGCCACTTATCATAGTGTAATAGGAACGGTAAAGCTTCATGGCAGTTCTGTCTGGAACTTCATCGGAACCTTTTTCAAAAATATCTTTAACGGTTGCAGAGACTATGTTAACATGGTTCCTGGCAAAATCACTTTGGCTACCAGCCAATGTTAAATTCAAAACTAATTAATTAACAAAACTCGATTTAGGGCACTGAAAAGTACCCTCTCAAAGAGGTATGCCCTAAATTGAGTGCTTACTATCAGATAGACAACTTTCTATTCTTCCAATTTCAAGAGGAGGATATATAATATCTAAAATCGAAACATTTGAAAATTTTATAGAAACTCCTAATCTTGATATTACAGAGTTTGCAATACCATCGCATATAGAAAGCCTTGATTTTTCAACAATAACAAGCGAGGCATTAGCGATTAATTGTGCGTATGTTTCCCGGATCATTGAAGATTTCACTCAAGATGAAAATTTAGTGCCGACTGTCAGTGGGAGAATGGGGTCACAAGCATTTAGTTTTAAAGTCCGAAAGTTTGGAGAAAAAAATTTGTTCCTTGATGTTGATGTTCAAAATGCACAAGTTGAGATTGACGGTGGATATGAGGGGGCTACATCATTAAATTTAATTGAAGCTAAAAATAATTTATCTTCTGACTTCTTAATCAGACAATTGTATTATCCTTATCGCTTATGGCAAGGTCGAATAATGAAGAAGATCCGCCCTATTTTTCTTACTTATACTAATGGTATATTTCATTTGCGTGAATATCAGTTCAATGAATTATGTAATTACAATTCCATAGTACTCATCAAAGAAAAAAAGTATCGTCTGAAAGATACTTCTGAGCAGCTTCTGAATATTGAAACAATACAAGAAATACTAAAGTCCATATCTATTGTAGATGAACCCACAAATGTACCTTTCCCACAAGCTGATTCTTTTGAAAGGATCATAAATTTTTGTGAAATATTATACAATAATATTGACGAGGATTACACGAAAGAAGCGTTAAGTTGCAACTATGATTTTAAGGAAAAGGATTCTTTCGATATGCGGCAGGTGGATTATTACACGAATGCTGCAATATATTTAAATTTAGTCAAAAAGAGCCAAGTAAATGATAAAACCGTTTTTGAATTAACTGATGTAGGCCTTTCTTTGTTCAAGACTGGAAGTATTGTTGAGAGACAATTGAAATTTATCAAATCAATATTGGCTCATAGGGCATTTAATAGGACTTTAGCACTATATATACAAAAAGCAGAAGAACCTACCAAAGATGAAATAGTGAGAATTATGAAAACTTCAAACCTTTATAACATTAATTCAGAAACAACATTTAGGAGAAGGGCTTCAACTGTTCTATCATGGGTTAATTGGATATTAGGAATCATCGAAGAAGAAGAATAAGATTTCTGATATTATAAATATAATTGTAATTAATTATAAATGTAGGAAGACATATCTTTTAGAAGAAAAGCTTCTCTATCTTGATTTTGATTGAAACATTTATTATACTGAATACCCCGCTGTCCATGGATATGCGGGGCTTCTTATGTTCTCCCGTCCTTTGCCCCTTCCTTGCCGGTTACTAGTTTTGCCGAAAAGTAACCGTATGAACAAGAAACTGAAAGATGATTATATAAAGTTCACTCTCTCCCTGAATACCAGTGAGGCCCGTGAGGAACTGAACCGTCTAAACGCGTCCTCCCGTGAGCTGCAACGGACGAATGACGGCTTGCGCAATTCGATGACAGAACTGGTAGCCTCCGGCAAGAAAGGCAGCGATGAGTACAAACGTCTGGAGGCAGAGCTGAAATCCAATTCCAAAGTCATATCCGATAATAATGCGAAAGTGAAGATTCTCCGCTCCTCCATGAAGAGCACCGAGAAAACTTATGCGGAACTGGCCAAAGAAGCCCGCGGGCTTCAAAAACAGCTGGACAATACTGTCAAGTCCCTTCATCCGGAAGAATATGCCCGCTTGGAAAAGCAGCTGGAGGAAACACGAGAGGCGATGGCCCGTCTGCGTGGCGGAACCAATGAAACTTCCGGGTCATTCCTGAAACTGGGGAATATGAAAGCTATGGTGGTGGGATTTTTTGCGTCCGCCGGAGCGGCTGCCCTTGATTTTTTCAAAGACGGCATGTCCAAGGCAAAGGAATTTGTCAAGGAAAGTGTGGAGGTGGCCATTCAAGCTGACGGAGTTCTTCATGCATTTGAGAAGTTGGACCGCCCTGATCTTCTTGCAAACCTTCGTACCGCCACTAAGGGAGCCTTGTCGGATCTTGAGCTGATGAAAGCGACGGTCAAGGCAAAGGATTTCCGGATCCCGGTTGATGATATGGGAAAATATCTGGCATTCGCCCAGTTGAAGGCACAACAGACCGGTCAAAGTGTGGAATATATGACAGACTCGATTGTAACCGGTCTGGGGCGCAAGTCACTTCTTATACTGGACAACCTGGGACTTTCCGCCGCAGAAATCAATGAGGAGGTTGCCAAAACTGGTGATTTCATGAAAGGGGTGTCCAATATCATAGACCGCCAGCTAACACAATCCGAATTGTATGTATCCGCATCTGACAAGGCTGCTCAGGCTGATGCAAGGCTGGAAAATGCCAAATTGAAACTAGGAAGACGGTTGTCCTGGCTTGGAGATTTATGGATCAGCCTGAAAAACAGAATGGCTGAAACTGTCAATACAACAGTATCCACCGCCAATGAAAAGTTTTATGAACAGAAGGAACGGGCTATAAGCCTTTATTCCGAGTATATGCCGTTGCTGGACCGATATGATGAGCTGAAGACCAAGACCAGACTATCCTCGGATGAGCAGGCCGAACTTAATTCCATCATCACCAAAATCACGGACAATATTCCCGGAGTGATAACCAAAGTGGGGGAATACGGACAGGCACTGGATATTTCCAGCGGCAAAGCCAGGGAGTTCGTGCGGCAGCAGAAGGTACTGTTGGAATATATGAACCGGGAAGCCATCAAGGAAGAGGAGAATAATCTGGAGGAATACAGGAAGAAATACCAGAACGCGCTGAAGGCGCAGCAGGCCGGAGGGGTGTATGTGACTTTTTCCATGAGCAATACCGGATATTCCACCTCCTGGTTCGATAATACTCCGGGCACACTGGCACGTATTGATGATGATGTCAGGAAGTATGGCGACATGATCAAGGGTGCTGAGCTCCGAATCCGGGAACTGCGGGGTGAGAGTCTGGAGAAGTCCCTGGAGGACAACGAGAAGAGGATCAAGATGCGGGATGAGTTCATCAAGATGAACAAGAAACAGCTGGAAACATGGCTTGCAGACGAAAAGAATGCGGGCAGCGAGTACAGGGACATGGCCCGCACCATTCTTTCCGGCAAGACGGATATCCAGGTGGATCCTCAGAAAGCCAATGCGGTTAATGCGCAGAGTGTGAAACTGGAGGACTTGCAGAAGAAACATTTGCAGGAGCGTCAGCGTCAGGAGGAGGAACTGGAATACCGGATAGCCCAAACCCGTATTGATGCTATGGAGGCCGGGGCTGAAAAGGAACTGGCACAGCGGGAACTTGACAACCGCAGGGAGATATCGCTTCTGCGGCGGCAGAAGGATGACTATATCCAGGCTGTAATCCGGTTTGAGAAAGAAAAGTTCGAGGCCGAGGAGGAACTGAAGGCGAAGAAGGACAAGCGTTATGTGAAAAAATCCTTTGACTCGTACTCGGTGTCCGTGGATACGTCGGCATTTGACACGATCATCAGCAACACCACCAGACGTCAGAGGAAAGAGGGTTTGCGTGAGCAGGAAAGTGCATGGGACGAATATCTGATCAAATACGGCACCTTCCAAGGGAAAAAGGAGGCGTTGACGCGCAAATACAGGAATTTGATGGATAGTGAGTCTGATGCAGGCAGGATCGCATCCCTGCAAAAGGAGTTTGAGGAAGCTCTGTCGGCCCTGGATGTTGAGAAGTTGAAGCAGGAGATCAATTGGGAGTTGATATTCGGGGATTTAAGTAAGGTGTCTAAAAAAGAGCTTGACAAAGTCAGGGCACAGTTGAAACTGTTCCGTGAATCCGATGAGTATAAGAATATGGCTGTAGAGCAAAAAAAGGTTGTTGACGAAGCTTTAGACGGGATACAATCCGCCATTATTGACAAAGGCGGACTGCTTGGTGATCTTCCAGACCAGTTGGACAATCTGAGAAAAGCTCAGGAGGAACTGACCAAGGCTCAGGATGAATATAATATGTCCTTGGAAAGTGGAACACATGCCGAGCAGGAGGTGGCGAAGAAAAAGCTTAATACAGCATCCCAGAATGTCACGAATGCGAAAACGAATGTGGACAAGTCATCAAAGAAGGCTATAGACAATATAACCGGAGTCACCAATGCCATTGCACAGCTCGGGGAGGCGGATGTAAGTCTTTCCTCATTCGGGGATAGTGTCGGGTCATTGGTTGACGTACTCTCGGAATCCGGATCGAAGATAGGCGGGATTATTGCTGCCATCCTGGCCATACTTGACCAGATCGGTGACCAGGGGCTTGACAAATTCGTGGGAAATATACTGGAAACTGTGAGCAATGCCGTAGGAGGAATTTTCGATACGGTGGGGTCCATTTTTGGAATCAAGGGGGCCGGTGGTATTTTCCATGGCGCTGATTATTCCGGTTATAATGAGATGGTGGCGCAGTATGATAATCTACTGGATATCTGGGACGAGCTGCTTGACAAAAAAAAGGCATATATAAATGAAAGTTACGGTGCAGAAGCATCCAAAGCCGGAGAGGAAGCTCTGAATATTGCAAAAAACGAGCTGGATGTACAAAAGAAACTTGCCGAGGCACGTCTGAGTGCCGGCAGCAGTATCGGAAGTCACAGCCAGGGTTACAGGATGTGGAAAGGCTCCTACAAATGGGAAGGACAGAACTGGCGTGATGTCGCCGGGGAGATATCCAGGGAGTACGGTGTGACGTTCAACGAGATGAAGGATATGATCAATATGTCCCCGGAAGTCTTGCAGTCCATCAGGGAGAATTATGCCGGTCTCTGGTCTGTTATGGACGGAGAGTTCAGGAACCATCTGGAAAATATCATCAAATATGGCGAAACGGAAAAGGAAATACTGGAGGCGGTGAAAGAACAGGTTACCGGTATATCCTTTGACAGTTTTGAGGATTCTTACTGGGAGATGATATCCGATCTGGAGAACGGAAATGAAGAACTGGCCGAGAATCTGGAGGAACAGCTCCGCAAATCCATTATCAGAGCCATGATGGCCGACAAGTACAAGGGAGAGGTCAGAAAACTATATAAAACCTGGGCAGAATATGGTGAGGATGGTTATACGAAAGATGAGGTTGATGCATTGCGTGAGATGCAGGAACAGTTGTCTGAAGCAGTGCTGGCCGAGAGAGACAGTCTGGCGGATATCTTCGGGTGGGACGCATCCGAAGACTCTTATTCCCAATCCTCTTCCAAAGGATATTCCACCACCATGAGCCAGGAAACAGGTGAGGAGATCAGCGGACGGCTGACAGCCATGTATGAGTCTAATGTACGTTTGGAAACCAAAGGAACGGAAATGAATGCGAATATGCTTATTATTTCCACGGCGGCATTGAATATGGCAAAGGAACTTGCTGCTCATTCGGTGTGTGTCACGGAAATGCGTGATGTATTGCATGAATGCAACGATCATTTGGAGAAAATTGAGAAATATACCGGCATATTGAGCGGCATGGACGACACTCTTGCCGAGATAGAAAAAAACACAAAAGGAATGTGATTATGGAGAGGAATGCTTTTATTAATGGCAGGAATATCTGGAGTACATGGGGTGCGGAATTGATGGACGGAGCTTTGGAGGCTATACTGACACCCCCTCCTGTGAAGGACTATATCGAAAATGACAGCAGGTTGGAACATGGCGTACAGATTACTTCATCGCCTGAGATCTGTAAGATGGATTCTAGGGAGCTCAGCCTGCCTTTTTTTATTACGGGAAACTCGCAAAGTGACTATCTGGATAAATATTCGTCCTTTGTATCCGAACTGGTAAAGGGTAAAATTGCACTGAAAATTCCGGCACTGGGAAAGATTTACAATCTGTACTATCTGTCTTGCGGCAAGTATGGAAGTTACGGAAAATGCCGGGGTAAGTTTATGGTCAAACTCAAAGAGCCCAATCCGGGCGACAGGGAAGATATTGTATGAAAATTGAGATCAGAAATTCAGCTGGTACACCATGTTACCAGGATGTTGTCAGAAAAGGCAGCAAACGTAAGTTCACTCTGATGAAGGAGGACTTTATACTTTTGAAGTTCTCCCTGAAATCTCCTGTCTTTTTCAAACTGGGCGACTGGACGGAGGACACACGTTTCGGGCGGTTCGAACTATGCGATCTGTACAAACCCAAGTACAACAGGAAAACTGGGGCATACGACTATGAGCTTCAGCTTGACGCTTACTACTGGAAATGGAAAAACAAAATCTTCAAATATACCCCGGAGACGGCCGGACAGGAAGCGTCCTGGAACCTGACCGCTCCGCTTGACGTACAAGCCGGTATAGTCCTTAGAAATCTGAAAGCTCTTGGTTACACATACAAAGGACAGGATTTTGTTTTCTCCATTGATTTCACAGTCGAAAACAAGTCCCAGTTGATGAGTTACGACAACATCAACATCCTTGACGCTTGTTTTGAGATGGCGAAGAAATGGGATTGCGAATGTTGGGTGACTGAAAACATCATCCATTTCGGGCGTTGTGAGTCCGGTGACGCGGTGGATTTCGAGATCGGGAAAAACGTGCAGGAAATGTCACAGTCAGAATCCCAGTCCACCTATGCCACCCGTATCTACGCTTTTGGTTCCACCCGTAACATACCGGCAGACTACCGCCCCATTGACGAGACCGTGGTTGTGAACGGCGTGGTGCAGCGCAGGCTGATGCTTCCCGAAGGCACTCCTTACATTGACGCTTATCCTGATATGACTACCGAGGAAGCCGTCGAGCAGGTGGTTATCTTCGATGAAGTCTATCCTCGAAGAACAGGCATCATGTCGGATGTCACCACTATCGAAGTGACGGACAAGGTGGAGAATGAGGACGGCACAACCACCGAGGAAAAATGGAATGCCTACCGCTTTAGGGACACGGGTGTTAACTTTTCCGAGAAATATATCCTCCCCGGTCAGGAGCTGAGGATACGTTTCGCATCCGGACTTCTCAACGGTTTGGAGTTTGCCGTGAAGTTCAATCCTGAGGGAAAGCCGGAGAAATTGGAGGATGGCGGATGGAACCCTGAGGCACAGCTTTGGGAGATAGTCAGGAATGAGGACTATGGCAGACCGCTTCCCGGTGATGTGCTCTTTCCCCAGGATGGAGATGAATATGTGCTTTCCGGCTGGGACAGCACGAAAATAACCGAACTTGGGCTTGTGGGTGCCGCCGAGCAGGAGCTGAAGGAAAAGACTGAAAAGTACGCTGCCAAATCCAAGATAGACCCGAGTACTTATGGCTGCACGATGATGTCAAATGACGCATACCGTGAGGATGGCATTCACAACCTCTACAGCATCGGTCAAAAGGTCAACCTTATCAACAAGGCTTATTTCGAGAACGGAAGGCAGTCAAGGGTTATCGGATTTGAATTCAATCTTGATTTAGCTTATGATTCCCCTATATATACTGTCGGGGAAACCGCCGCCTATTCTCGTATCGGGGAGCTGGAGGAAAAGGTTGAGAGCCTTACCCTAAAGGGACAGACCTATACGGGCGATGGTGACAGCGGTGTGTATGTGATAAGAAGGAATGACTCTACACCGGCCACGGATAGTAACGTGTATTCCGCATTGCGCTCCTTAGTAATGTTCCTTCGTAAGGATCAAGCGGACGGAACAAATTTCTTATTGAAGTTCGGCAAGTTCATCGACTCCATGATTGCCGGTAAAGGTGCCGGTATCTATCCTGACGGGCGCGGTCAGTTCGAGCGTCTTGAGGTACGCGGCTCCGCAGTGTTCAAGGAAATCATCTATAACCGTCTGAACGCACAGGAAGGCGACACCTCATATTCCGAGAACGGAGTCATTGAGTCCGTGGCTTTAGAGAGCGACGGAACTTATACCCTGAAATTGCGCAAGCGCTGGGAGAATGACTTCACCGCATTCCAGGAGGGTGATATAGTGTACGGGATTGTAAACAACCTCTTTTCAACGGGGGAGTATTACGCCTCGTGGATGCGCGTGCTGTCCAAGAATGTCCCGGCCAACTCCATCTCGGTGTTGTCATACCCGGACAGTGAGGTGCCGGGCGGTAAAAACTATCCTCCCACAGAGTTGACGATCATTACCAGAAGAGGAAACGCCTTCAATGAGGACAGGCAAAGCTACTGGTATTTGTCCGCCACCACGGATAAATGTCTTGTCTGGCTGGAAGGAGTAACGAAGCCTGTCTTGGAACAGAACAACTATTACATGATATTGGGGCGTTTGCCCAATTTGGATTTGTTTGACAATCTCCCCGTCAACTATAAGCACTCGTACATATTCGCCCGTGCCGGCATCTTCGGTGAACTTTACCGGGTGGACTGGCAGGGACTGCCCGTACAGGAACTGGTGGACCGTGGCTTTTGGTCGGCCGAAGTCGCGTCCTCTGACAATCCTTACACCAATACGCAGGAGCGGGCGGACACGGTTTGGCACTACGGCTGCAAATGGAAGTGCCTGATGACGGGAACAGCCGACGAACCGCAATATGCGGCGGCCGGATGGGCGATGCTGGAAGGGAACCCGGAATTTACGATAGAGATCGGCAGCACAAAGGGGTGGTATTTTGATATCGAGACTTTTTCCACAACGCTATATATTACCGGCAAGCTGTACAACCGTGACGTGACAGATCATATACTTGACGCTGATGTGAGCTGGACGCGTGATACCGGGAATGTATCAGAAGATAACGCATGGGCGGTGAAGCGTGCCGGCGCCGGGAAAAATCTTCCTCTGACGATAGATGATCTCGGACCGAATTATACCAACATGCGGGTGTGTACGTTTAAAGCACAGGCGTTATTGCGTGACGGGCAGCAGTTTGAAGTGGCGGAGAATTTTGTAACATTTTAAAATGGTTTTATACAATGGCAACAAAGCAACGAAAAATAGAAATCAACTACCGGCTGTTACAAACCAGTTGTAACATCGAGGTGGTGGGCAGCGTGCCGGACATGCAGGTCTACCAGGCTGACAAAGCTGAATACACTCCGGACTATACGCTGACACCGCTGGTCCTGTTTCCGCGGTGCAACGCCACCGATCCGGAAGCGGTGACTAAAATCGGGGCGGTCAACTCCAGGCTGACCAACATGAAGTGGTACGAGCGCATCGGAACCACACGCACACTTATCACATCGACAAACACAGGCTACAGCATTACGGAGTCCGGTGACAGCAAGGGACAGATCACAATGAAAAAAAATGTCACCGTCCTAAAACCCGTCACGCTGGAGTTTTACGCGGAATATGCCGACACACGTACCGGACAGCTGTTTACTTTTCAGATGAGCCGTCTTGTCCGCGCGGTTGACGGTACGGATGCGATCCCCGTATTGACGATAGACAGCCCGTCCACGCTGGACTGGAACCCGGTGCGTGACATCACCGCACAGACCATCACGGCTAAACTGATGGTAGGCGACACGGACGTGACGGCTACGGGCAAATGCAAGTTCTTCTGGTACCGTCTGTTGTCTACGGGAGCGCTGGAGGCGATAACCACAGGAGCGGGTGACAACGACTGGGAGTTTGTATCACTGAACAAGAATGTATATAAGATTGACCGCAATTATATAGGTGATGACATCACGATTGTCTGCAAGGCCACCTATGCGGCTTCCGGGACTCCGGCATCAACCCCGGGCATATCGGACCCGGCAGTCTCTACGGTGATACGCCGCAGGATTCCGAAGATTGAAGCCGACTGGGAGGGCGTACCTACGGGTGTTCCGGATGGGACTTACGCCATCTTTCCCAGACCCGTCATTCGGGATACCATGGGGGTTATCCCGAATCCATCCGCCATGTTTAACTGCCACTGGTACGTCAAGAAGAGCGGAGATGCCGGATATGCCAAGGTTGCCGACGGATACTCTCCCAGGATACCTTTCAGCAACGGCATGATGTTAAAGCTGGAGGTGGAGGACAGAGGCCCTTACGTGGCGCTGACACAAAGCGGCAAGGTGCTCACACAGGGGGGCAAGGCGGTAGTAGTAAGAAAATTTGGATAACATTAAAAACAATAGAATTATGGCATTTTACATTAAAGTAACGAAGGAGGTTGCCGACCGGTTGCATCTGACCGATATCCGCAACAGGACAGCGGATGGCAATGTATTATTGTGGCAGGCGGACGTGGCACGTTTCCCCGGCGACACGGTATTTGACAGGGCCAAGGAAGCGGGCGGCATCTGCCTGACCCCGCAGGCGGCGAAAGAAGAGATAGACGGTACGGACCATCCCGTCGAAGTATTCACACCTGCCTCTTGGGGGGAGGACAACACCGAAAGCTCCGAAGGCACGGATAGTACGGAAACGACCGGGGAAGGAGGAGCGTCATGAGTTTGGCCAGCGCGACCGGACAGGTCATATTTTCGCAAAAGGGCGGCGTATACATGCCTGCCATCCAGTGTAACCAGGGAGATCTGTATCAGGAGTATATGGGCGAAGCGTCCGCGCCGACGAACATCGCACCGGATTTCGCTTCGCTCAAGCCCGTCTTGTCCTTCATTCTCACCTCTTCGCGGGTGGCGGAAGGGCTGGTGGTTCCTTCCTCCATGAAATGGTATTTCAATGATGTCGAGATCAAGTTCTCGGGCAATGTCTCCACCAACACGTTTGGCGGTGAGACGGGACATTTCAAGTTTATCCCTTACCAGCCCGGTACGACGGATTACTACGGATTGCAGATCGTCAAGAATCTGGTCAAGGCGAGTGGAGCGGCCTCTTGTACCATCAAGGGTGAAGCTACCGTGACGATAGGGAATACCAGCGACACCGTCCAGTTCGTCTATAGCATCCCCATCACCAAGGGGGTCGGAAACCAAAAGCATGTGACGATCATTGCCGGTGACAACAAGTATTTTACCCTTCGGGACAAAGGGCAGAGCTGCATTCTGAAAGCCGTAGCGCGCATGGGCAGTGACGAGATCACTACCGGACTGGCGTACAAGTGGTACAACCAGGTCAACGGTGCGTGGAGCGTGCTGAGCGGAAAGACCACACAGACATTGACCGTCACCAACGATATGGTTGACACGACAGGTGTGTTCAGAGTGGAGGTGTACCAGGGCGGCAAGCTCATCGGTCAGGACACGCAGTCCGTAATGGATGCGTCCGATCCGTTTGATTTGATCCTGAATCCCACGCCCGAGGACGAGACCATCCGGGAAAGTGGTGACACGGTGGTCTATAAGCCCATTCTGGTCAAGCGTGGAAGTACCACCAAGTACAAGGACATGACTTTCTATTTCGTGTTCATGGACAGTGCAGGAGTAGTCCTTAACCCGTCTACTTCCGGTACAGCAGCCACTTCCGGCACGTGTACTTGGGACATGTGCCAGCAGGCAGGAGGCAACGTGGCATGGACCATCACAACCAAGGAATAAGGAGGTGATATGCCGTTGGTGACTAGAACCGGACAGGTCAGTTTTGCTCCAAAAGGTGACAAGGGAGATAAGGGGGCGCGCATGCGTATGCGTGTATGGGAGGCGTCTGTGTCTTACCTGGAGGGCAAGCAAGGGCAGCAGTTTTACGACATTGTACTTTATGACAACCTGCTGTACCTGTGCATCCGTTCGCATACGTCGGTATCGACGGAACCCCCCAAACAGAATGTGGCTTCGGGAAAAATAAAATACTGGGAGGTAGCACAGAGCTGGACTTTTATCGCCACCAAGCTGTTGCTGACCGAGAAGATCAAGGCGTCCATGATTGATGCGGACGGTATCATGGCGGTCAATGTGGACATCAGCGGAAAAATCACGGCGGATAGCGGACGTATCGGTCCGTTTTCCATAGATTCCGGTATGTTGTCCTCAAAAACTCTTTATGAGGGGACGGATTCCCATGTCGGTTTCAACCTGTCTGCCGGACAGATAGAGTTTTATAACGAAAGGACATTTGCACGTGTAAAAATCGGAGGGAACACGAAATTTGTCACAATCGAAGGGATATCGTATGATGCCGGAATTGACATACAGAGTCCGAATGCCATGATCGGGATGCACATCAAGACCCTGAGCATTCCTCTGTTCGTGGAGGGGGGTAACATTTTCCTTCATCCGAACAATGACAGTTATGTGTCTCTTCATGGCATAGTGGGGAACTGGAGGAACATATCCGTCAGCACTTCCCTGAATAACAATGATGACAATGTGATGTTTATTAATACGGGTAATATAGAAGTGACACTTCCTCCGGATGTTCCGGGACATACCATATACTTCAAACGTATGAGCGGCGGGGTAAGACTGACAGGCGGGCGCATCCTGCCTGCCCCCGGAGGAAAAGAGATGTCCTCCATTGATCTGGATTATGCGTCCGGATTCGTTAAATGTATGGGCAATTATTGGGTTATGTTTTATTGCGGATAACAGTATTTAATTAAGAATATTATGAAAGTTGATTTTACAAAATTTCCCCTGTTCACGGGGATAGACAGACAGGATATGGTGATAGCGGATATCCGTAAGGATATTGCTGACGGCATTTACAGGAACGTGCCCGGTCTTCCGGCGCACGTGCTTGCGGAGAAGATCTATCGGAACGAGCTTGTGGAGCTTGCCGATGACGAGATTCATATACTTGACCTCTACACTTCCGCTTCGGTGGGGCAGCTCGCCGACTCATGGCAGGATTATAAGAAAAACAATTTGGAAACTGGTAAATAAAAAATATTATGGAAAAGATGGAATTAAGTGAGGCGTTGAAAGCCAATGCCTCAGTACTGGAAGAACTGATTGGTGTTGCTACGAGTGAAAAAGATGGATTGATGCCATCAATTCAAAGAATGACCACTTCATATCAAAAAGACCAGCAGAAGTATTGTAAAATTGCCGAATTTAGAAATCGTTTAACAGGAATATCAATGCTTATTTCAGTATTTAAGAACCATGAAAATTCATCTCCGTCTGTTGTTTTATTAACAGGATATAGCGGTGATCTATCCGTTAATTCGATAAAAAGAGGAATCTATTTAACTAATGTTTATTATCAAAAAAAAGAGAACAAAACCATTGTTTATGTAAAATCATCAGCATACGTGTATATCAGTACATTGTGCATTGGCATGAATGGGTCGCTCAAACTAAGCCATGAAAACAATCTAGATTTACCATCCGACGCAATCGAAATTCCTATATCTTGACAAGAATTTAGCAATATTTGAGAGCTGGAAGGACTGTTAGGAGTTAGCAGTAGTACTATATTTAAAGGAAAAGGGTATATCCAATTAGAAACTGAAGACGATATTGATAAAGTGTATGAGCCTGGAGTATATGCAATAAAAGGCACTTCATACAATGATCAAACGCTTCTTGTCTTCAGTCATAATCTGGGACAGTCAACAGTACAATTTAGAACTAATAACTATGGTGGTTTTTTAGTGTTTAGAATAAAATGGTGGAATGGTGGTTGGGGAACCTGGAAGACGGTTTCTTTGACATAAAATTTATCTGTTTGCACTTCTGGAAGGACTGTTAGGGATAAATGATACGTGGTACAAAAGGAGATTTGGTGAAATTACTGATTTTAATGAAGCTAATAATACTGGATATATGTTTGTCGATAAAACCCAATCATTGGATAATAAACCCAATACATCAAGTAATTATGGATTCTTGGAAACGATTGCTATTAATGAGGTCACCATCAAGCAAACTTTTGTAGATTTTCAGAGCAGATTTTTTATTCGAATATGTAATAATGGAACTTGGACTGATTGGAAACAAATACAAACAACATAGTATTAAAAATAAGTCATATTTTAATGAGATAAAACGGATGGGTGCCGGTCCACACCCGTCCGCTCCTCATGTTACCAAAGAATTATAGTATTTCTATATCTTCAGCATCATCCAGATTCTCATCAACTATATTCATGGATAAAGACAGGTCAACCCCAGTAGTATCCAAAAACAAAGCACTTACACGAAATGAAGCTGTGTTTGTCTTGCTCCGAACGAAGAGATGATCATTTTTTCGTTTGAACTCTATTTCAGAAATCATACTACCGTTGACTTTCCTTATGATATAGGAGTTACCAGTCTTACTATTAATAAAGAACAGACCTGTAGAACCACCCCAATATACATACAATATCATACCGATATAGGCGTTAGATGAACTCGCTAGGCGAACGACACATACTTCTTGAACGGAGTCTTTATTGCAAACCAATATAGGAGAAAGAACGCCTTTTCTCAAGAGCCCTTTACTTCCTAAATTAGCAATCGGCATCAGTTCTTCCAGCTCTCAATTTTTAAGAAAATCATGTCAAAGAAACGGTTTGCCAATTACTCCAAGTATTAGATAGCCCCAATAACATATCCTTTGGGGTTTTCTGCCAGTCGTGCGCCTTTCTTTTGTTTTCTCAGAATACCAATGGCCCTATATTACAAATATGTTGTATGTTGGTCTGTATATAGTTTATTCTGTGCATTTTTTATGCATAAGATTTTTCTTTAAAATATTTGTTATAACTTTGCTATCACAAATAACTGAATGTGTTTTTATTTTTTGATTCATTAAGCTTGGATGTTGTAAGGCATCTTGCTAGCAAAGCAGTTTGTATTGAAAAAGGCAGGATTGGTGAATCCCGCCTTTTTTATGTTCTTTATTCAAAGAGACGCAAAATATATTATTTCAGTATTTCACCTTTTTCATTGAAGAACACCGTACTTTCAGTTCCTTCCTTGTCTGTCAGAACAACCTGATAGGTCTTACTGCCATCCTCTGCCGCTTCCACCGCCGCTTCCTTGACGGTTGATTCCGCAAAATTTTTGGCGATTGCTTCCGTTACCGCTGCCGGAAGGTCTTTCACTTCAATAGGGGTGAAGTCATTTACTGCCATGACTGTTTCAACACCTGAGGTCAAATTTTCGGCAAATGCCACTGTTGTTCCTAATCCCATTACCAATGCTACTGCAACAAAAAATTTTTTCATAATCTTATATTTTTAATGGTTATTGTTTTACGATAATGATAAGGCAATTCCCATGCCAAAAGAATATTTATTCTGATTATCAGTTAATTGTCATTTTTTTATTATGTAAAAAATGGAAATAATCCTCATATAGTGTGGTCTGATGTAGAATGTTTCCACACTTATAAAAATAGGCAGGAATTCTGCCTATTTTGTGCGTAAAACCAAAATCTGTTGCACATTAACTTCTGTTACAAGTTCTTTTTTATTTTGTATGACAAGATAAAGGCTATTATAACAAGAGGCTGTCAAGTCATTTTTTTAAGACAGCCCCTTGTATTTTATCTGATAGTGGGCATGAATACAATGTTAATAGTTATATCCTTTGTCGCTGTAAATGAATATGAACCGGCTGATGTCTGGGAGTATTCCCCAAGATCGTCCAAAGCCTGCCATCCGGTAGTAAAGAAACCTCTCAGATAGTTATATCTCCAGCGGTCACCTTCTCCCGGCACGGCATAATCCGCACCATCCGCATATATTGTTACCCGGTCTCCATATGAGAACTCACGGGTTTGCTGACCGGAACTCAGACCGGTAGCAGAAAAGCCAATTCTGAAATCACCGTGCGTATACAAGGAGAAAGAATTGTTACTCCACATGCCAGTCTGTATAGTCACCTTTATAGGATTGTCCGCTTTGAAATCGTATACGAATCTGCTTCCATCAGGATAACGGCTGTAATCATTGTACGTAAATAAATATTGACCATATTGTCCGGAGGGTATCCCGTTGCCATTCACATACCATTCATCCTCTCCATATTTCCAACCGGATTCCGGCTCTGGAGATATCAGGTAACCACCTCGTTCCAAGTTTTCATCATCCGGTGAAAGATTCAATACTATTTCTGAAGCAGATGGCAGCAATGTGGTTTCACCACGTTCATCAAAGACATCCAGTTTGCCTCTTCCTGTCCGGATGGAGAAATAGAACGTTTTACCGGCTTTTGAAAAGTTCGCCTGCAAAGTACTGTTCGAACTTTGCAACTGCACAGTGGTGCTGGCTGAGGAGGCATTCATAATTTTTGCATCTCCTTTAGTCACAGTCCATCCGGAAAATGTGTATCCGGATTTTGCAACAGCGGTGATGGGGATATTGGTTTTTACTTTGTATGTTCCCCCTCCGGTAACAGTTCCTCCGGAGGTCGGATTGGCAGTCAGGGTCAAAGTACGTTTCTTTTCCTTGAACTTGCACTTGAATTTATGATCCTTGCCATTCAGAAAAACTTGATATGATACAGAACTTCCACTGCCTGTATAATTGTACTTTTGGGGTTCATCTGACGGTCCCCCGTAGAAATAGTCTATCTCATATCCGTCAGAGGCTTCAGCACCTACCGTGGGTCTTTCTTTACCATCATAAAGTCCCTCTCCATAAGCGGTACCACCGGTAAACGATACGGTACGTGAGTCCGCATCCTCTTCTCCGTCAACCTCGATAGTCACCGCGGTCTTTCCGGTTGTGAGCTCTTTTTCAATTTCTTCACTGCATGAGCAGCCTAAGAAGATGGTTGCCAGCAGCACAATGTAATGTAAATGATTTGTTTTCATAAATTGTATTTTGATAGTTTTTAATATGCAAATGTAAGTGGGAAGCAGCACAACCTTTTTGTGCTGCCCTTAACTAAATTTTAATTTTCAGTTGGATATCAAAAGATTTCTTGAAATAATATGTATTTCGTTCATTGTCATATTCAATTTCTGCACCCATGGCCCGGAGCTCTAAGAAGTAATTAATGATTGTATTGCGATGTACGCCCATTTCCTTCGCTATTTTCGCGGCACTTCCTGTATGTTCTTTTTTCAGCAGACGGGTCAGTGTCTGTAATCTTTCCATGTAGTCCAGTATTCTCATAATCCTCTTCTTTTTCTGATGTATGGCCTGACCGGCCTTCCGTACTTTCTCACCTCATAATGCAGATGGTTTCCCGTGCTTTTTCCGCTTGATCCGATGAATCCGATCACTTTGCCACTCCTGACCTCTTCCCCTTCCGGAACATAACAGGCGGACAAGTGCCCGTACAGGGTCACAAAGCCATAGGCATGGCGTATCATCACACAGTATCCATATCCTCCCTTTCTTCCTGAGTATATGACCTTTCCATCAGCTGCGGCATGCACGGTCGATGCAAGTTCCGCCGCAATATCCACTCCTGAATGGAACCTGCGCTGTCCGGTAACCGGGTCGCTCCTCCATCCGTAGGCGGAACTGATACGGTGGAACCGGTGTACAGGGGGATGTACCGGTATCCTGTATTCCAGATGATGCCTCTCCACGATGTCCATGATCTCCCCGATGCGCTCAAGACTGGAACACCGGGAGAGTGCGTCCTCCAATATGGCCCTTTCCTTATCAGGTACCGGACAGAAGAGGCATAGGAACAGAACTAGTTTCGTTATCATGTGGTATCCTTTATGGTTTTCCTACAATCTCCGGGAACAGTATCTCCGCATTGATCAGCTGTTTGTTCTTCAATTTGTAATAGAAATGTCTTCCCCCGTTTCTCTCCTGTATCTCTATGATGAGCACCTTCTTGTCCGGTATGGTGAATTTCGGAAGGGCGACCGTAAAGTCACATGAGGAAAGCGCAGCCACCTCCTCCGGACGGTTGAAAGAGAAGAGAGGCTGCTGCTCCAGCTGCTGGACGGCGGTCTTTTTCCGTTTTTTCGCATCCTGTATATAAAAACGGATGAAGTCCATGGTATAGCCGATTTGGGAACGGTTGTGCAGCCCGAAGCGGAACAGCAGGATATCATTGTCCACAAAGATATTGGTCACGCAGAATCTCATGCCGGCCACCTCGTCCCTGATATTGGTCAGCAGCTTCGGCCTCCGTGATATCTCCTTTTCAAGCAGTGCTTTCTGCCGGGTATTCCGCTCTCTTCCCTCCAGTATGGCCACCTGCTTCCTTTTGGTGTCCTGTTTGTCCACAATGAAGGAAAATCTCTCACATCCGGGCGCATACCGCAGGTCAAACGTATAGAACCTGCCGCTTTCGGTGATGGCGGTAAGGTTGGTCTGCAGGGCAAACGGCGACACGGCCCTGAGTGCGACAATATTGTTCACATTCTCCGCTTTCTCCACCTGTACAGTGGTGTTTCCGAAATCCACATACACGATTTTTTCCGGATAGATCACATGGGTCAGTTTCTCGTCAGAAACCGGAAGAACCGCCGTTTCCGGCATGGTACCGCCCTCCTTGTAGACAGCCTGCGCTCCCTCGTCGAAGGATATGCAATAGGTGTAATACCTGCTGTCCTCCGTAACAACCGACAGGTTGGTCTCTCCTTTGAAATCCCTTACCGTTGATTTCAGCCGGATGACGGACGGACATACCTGTATGACTTCCCCTATGATGTTCTCATCCCCCATGTTCAGGTATTTCACGGGAGTGGGGAATATCATATGGAGCGTCTTCTCATAACCGATCTTCAGGTTTCTGCACTCCAGCTCGTCAATACGGGGCTGCTGGGCTCTTCCTGATAAAAAAGCAAACAGGAGAAGTATTCCTGTGATGTAAATTCTGTTTGGTCTCATATGATTAATTCTATATTTTTGCGGCTTCATAAAAAAATATCTAACATGTACAGAAAAATAAATTCTCTTTTTATACGTCTTAAAAACTTCATACGGATTCACTTCAGCCGGAGCTACACAGCCTCTCTTGAAGGAGCCTATGATTTTACTGTCCGTAATTTTGGTCATCAATTCAAACTTCCCGATGTGCGTTTTCCAGTTGACAAAGACACCTTGAATGCCAATGACTTGCCGGAAGTATTCTCTTGTATAGTTGATTATATCGAGGAACAAGGAGAATCCAATATTGCATTCAGGTGTAATATAGTATGCATGGAAATTCATGACAGACTAAAAAGCCAATACAACATTGATTCGATTGTCACATCTGGTGATTGCCGGCTTAACGGGAATAAGATATGGTCTGCCACGAGAAGGCAGCTCCTCGCCCAATTTGGGCATAGGGTACCTACCATGTCCCATCATGTCTGGCTCACTATCGGAGAATATATAATAGATCCGACTATCATGACGACCATCCGCCAAAAAAAACGGGAGTTGTTTTCTAATAATATTTATGAGGTAACACATATGATATTCCTCTGTAAACATAAGCATAAAACCATGCGCTTGGAGAACGTAATCCTTGAATACAAGCCCCGTTTAGTAGGATGTGAATTTTATGAACATACTCAGTATGGCATTCCGGTCTTTTCCATATCTTCGGGTGCCCCATCAAGTAATTCGAGATAATTCGATATAAACAGGCGGAGTGGACACTATTGGGTTTATGTGTGGCCGGTGTCCCTCTTTTTCCCTTTCGGCATCTATCTTTCTGAGGATTTCGGCATAAGAAGGTGGAAGATCCGCGTATTTTTCTCTTTCCTTAGTGCTGTTCCTTCTGGCTTTCAGAAAGGTCGGATCTACCGTGTCGAAAATACAGTGGGCCTGGCGTATCAGCATTTCGACCCTGACGGGTATGTCATCCGGTTGTAGTTCCGGCAGACCCGGTAATCCACCCATATCCGGAATGAAGCATTGTCCGGTAGAAGGCTCTTGCAAATACAGGCTGGTTTGACCGGCCTTCTCCTTTACGATCCATGCGGGGAAACATGCTTCCGGTTCATATTCCGATCTTTCTATACCGGTATCGTCTGCTCCCGGATAACGGAGCCGTATCCGATACCGTACTGAAACTTCGGGGCTTGAACGAATCTGCAGATACTGTTCATCCCAGTCATAAACCTGATGAAAGGCGGAGATATCGGGGGAGAGTAGCTGTCCCGGAACATATTTTCCATCCTCTGCAAAATGTATCCGGTCATTCGCATACAGGACGGTTTTCTCCTCTGCGGTGAACATAATCCACACAAGCACACCTTCTTTCATCAGGTCGCTTTTTCTGTTTGTTCTCTTTTCCAGACACTCGAATATTCGGGGAAACTCCCCAAGAGGACTTGCTCGTCGTATCAGCATTTCGCCCCTTACGGGTACACCGTCCGGCTGCAAATCAGGCACTCCCGGTAATCCGGTTATATCCTGAATAGCGCATTGGTTTATGGATGGTTCCTCAAGGTATAGGCTGACCTGTCCGTTCTCCTGTGGCACTATCCACACGGGAAAGCACATTTCCGGCTCATACTCCGATTGCTTTACTACCCTGTCCTCAGTTCCCTGATATCGTAGGCGCATCCTGATCCGTATCGAAATCCCGTATTCAGGAAGGGAAAGAAACCTGTCAGCATCATCCGGTGTGAGGATTTCATGCAGTACGGATACATCAGGGGACAACAACCTTCCATAGCCGACTTTTCCATTCTCGGGATGTACTTCGTAATCCATACGCAGGGCTGCTTTCCCCTCTTTGGTAAATATGGCCCACATGATGACACCTTCTTCCATCAGGTTGCCTCCAAATTCTTTTTTATCAGTCATATTTGAACTTTTTAAGTCGTTATTCTTATCATCCGTCATTTTATCTTTATTTCGTTTCTTTCTCGGTGGAGTATCCCAAAACCGGGGGATAATGAAAAGAGCTCCCATAACCCACCATATTGTGGCCGGCCATTGTTTTATTGTATCTATAATTTCCTGTATGGTTTCCATTGTATAATTTTTGTTTTTATTTATTGTTTACTTTTCAGGTTCCGGACCATTATCCGGGACTTTTGCTTCTCATCCACAGATGCCTTTTCATCACTTCTTTGCCCTGACTGTTCGTGGCGTGAATACACACCATTTTAATGTTTCAATATGCCGTTTCCGGTCAGCTTTCCCCCGGTTCTTTTTTCTCCATCAGAAACACGGCATAGTTGGTCTTGATGGTGACCTTCACTTTCTTGATATTCTTGCTTGCGGCCTGCTTGGTGGCGTTCACCACACCGTTCACGCCTCCGGCAATAAGCTGGCTGCCCATGTCCAGGCCTCCGGTTATCTGCGGATTTGTCCCGTCCACCGCCCCGGCCGTGGCATCCTTGTTGATTTCCGCCTTTGCGTTCCCCGGTACATAGATACCTTCCATTGCGTCAGAAGAATATACTTCTTTTTTAAACGGAAGGATATTGCCGCCCACATTGACTGTCCTGATCTCCACAATGACCCTTTCGCCGTCTATCTTCCTCACTTCCCCGTACACCGGCGAGTCCTTCCTCACCCGACGGCCGTCATCGGTGAGACAGTCCTCACCCAGACGCATCTTCAGCGTGGATCCGGCCATCACGACCTGGTCGGAATGCACGTACGCGCGGATGGCGTTCCGCCTGCTGCTCTTGTGCAAGGCGACCGTGTTGAATCTTGTCCTTGCCTCAGGGGCTTCCTTTGTCTCTTCCTTCTTCTCCACCTTCTTTTTCTCCTGTTTCCTTTTTTTCTTCTTCCGCAGTTCACGGGTGATACTGTCCAGGTTCTCTTGTGTGGGAAGGATATAGGAGGCGGTATCCGCCTTCCGCCCGTATTCCTCTTCCGGCGGCATCTCACTGTTGATGATGAGTTGACGCATACGCTCTATGTCCACCGGATTGTCCCCGCCCTGTCCCTCCGCCTGCTTGCGCAGGGGGGTACGCTCGAGCTGGGCCTTCACATCCGTAATGGTCACATCCTTGTTGTCCGTGCTAAGACGGACGGTGTTCTGATTCTCTTCCTTTCCTTTCATCGCGGAGATTGTCCAGATGACAAGAAGGACAAGTAACCCGAACACGCTGACAATGATTACTTGAGTCTTCTTCATGTTCTTCTGTTTTATTCAATTCCTTTCTTTGTTTCCATCCGAGCTATCCAACAGCTCGTATTCCTGTGTATAGTTCCGGAAGAAGAAGCCTGTCACATTCTCCGGATAGGACGGGGTGGTGCGTATGGCGTCGCCCCGGCTGTATATCCTTATACGTTTGACCCCGCCGGCATCATGGATGGACAGGATGGAGGTGAACAGCACGTTGTAACCGTCATCACGTATCCCGACCCTGTGCAGCTTCTCAAACACGCACTTGTAGATGACACCCCTGTCCGCCGCGTCGGCATAGGCGCGGTCGTTCAGGTATTTGTTCCAGATGGCGTTCAGCTCGGATTTCTCCACCAGAAACACGGCCTGCGCCTGGTTTCCGGAGATGCTCATCCTGTCGAAAGAGTTTACATAATAGGCCACCGCGTTGCAGTGGGCCTTCAACAGGGTCTCGTATAACTTGTCCGTTTCCATGGACTTCAATTGCAGGAACTCTCCGCCGGTATTCACGACAAGGATCCTGTCCGTCACTCCGCGGACGGTCATGTTCATGAAGAACAGCACCAGGGCGACGATGGCCGCACACAACAGGCTGACCGCCTTGACATAGACGGAGGACCGCTTCTTGGCCTCTCCCAGTGAGGCGAAGTCCCTCACCATATTCTTTATATCCATTTTCATATTCTTCCGTTGTTTTAAAAAAGGTTATGGATCCTGCCTCTCACAATCGCCAGCAGGGACAGTTTCAACGCAAGGGAAAACAACACCTGCAGGACGACATTCCACGAGGTGTTCATGACATACTCGCAGACGATGGCGTCCGAAAACTTGCTGGCAAGGATGAAGGCCGGTACCATCAGATAACAGACCAGCAGGTTCTTGCACCACGTATGGAAATACGTCCGGGTACTCTCGTTGTAGAAACAGGCTATCGCCACAGGGGATATAAGTTCCAGCAGGAGCAGGAACATGTATCTGCCGACTATGAACAGGGTCTGCGCGTACATGTAGAAAGGGGCGGCTATGACGCCGGCCACATACGCCAGCAGATAATCGAACGAACTGCCGACCGGATTGAGCAACACGCCGGCAACGTCCATTACCGACATGTCGCTGAACTGTTTCTCGAACTGTGCGATTATCGGCTTCTGGAACAGGTCGGCCACATCATAGACCTTTCCGCCGAATCCGGCCTGCAGATCGTCCATCAGTTTGCCGAACACCGTTTCCAGGGCTTCCAGCAGCACGGGGAACAGTGCGACGGCGGCTATGCAGAATACATACTGCCACACCAGGTTCATGTAATCCTTCATGGTGGGCGTGCCGTCCTCGTTGGACTGTACCTCCCGGTATACCGTATACAGACGGTGGATGAGCGTGACAGCCATGAATCCCGTCACTACCGCATAGAAGGCTTCCACGGCGATGTTCCCCCGGATACTTTCATAAGCATTGTGGATATGCTCGACCGATATTTCTGTTATTGATGCCATATTCCTATTCCGTTACAAGTCCCAAATTCCGTCTGATGGTACGCGTATGTGACATGATCTGTCTGATGGTGCCCAGTGAAGCCTCCTGGCGACGGACTTCCTGAAGACATCCGTCGAGCTGCTCCATCCGTTCGCTGTCGTTCATTTTCAGGTCACTGCTGAGTATATCCCCGGTCAGGGAGATGATGGCGGCGTTGTTCGCCACCACGTCCTGCACGGCCGAAGTGATGCCCGGCAGCCCCTTCATGTCCATCTTCTCCGCCTCTTCCAGCGTCCTGAGGCAGTTGCTGTTCAACCGGTTCTGCCGGTCTATCAGGTCCGTGAACATCCGTGCGCGTCTGACGGTGGCGGACACCTTCTGGACATAGTCCAGGGCGGTCTGGAGCCTGTTCACC